ACGCTCTAGGGCTTCCTTAGCACGAGCATCGAAATCCACCATCGCTTCATTAAACTGCTCGTACAACTCAGTATTCCCTACGAGTTCCGCCTGCTTAGCAGTTATATACGCTTTTACATCTCGGGCCCAGCCCATCGTGTCGTCATCTGGGGCCGTATTTTTTATGGAATCCTGGAGCTTTGCTTCAGCCTGCGTAGACGCTTGTTCCTTCCCAACCCGAGTCTGCTTCAGCTTTTCGCCTCCATAGGCGTAGGTTTGTGTAACACTTGCTCCTGGGGCTGTTGTACCACCGCCTGCAGCGAACGCTTTTACGCTTGCTTCAGCTAGTTCCTCTAGGTTCTTACGTGATAATATCTCGAATTCAGGTTTATTTAATTTAGTCCCTATAAATCCGAGCATCGTCTGTATCTGCTCTGTTCCTGATTCGAAGAGTCCTGCGCCGACAACACGGTCAAGCACAGTACCTACTAATGCCAGAATAGTCTCTGGTGATTTAGAGGAACCTTTAAATGCAGCTTGCAGCATATTAGCGAACGAGCCTACCTCTAACATAGCTCCTGGGATTGCCATCGCTATCGCTGTAGCGCCTGCTTTATGCGGAGCAACGCCCTCATCGACCATACCTTTATAGTATTCGCCGGTAAGTACAGAGGCTGATGCTGCGAGCATACCGGGGACACCAAAAACTCCACCGACACCCGTTGCCACCATATTGGGGAGGTTCTCAACAATAGCCTCTCCAATATAAGTAGGGGCTTTGCGGGGATCCTCAAGCACCTCTTTGTAAGATTGCACCTGCGCTGGGTATTTCGCAGCCTCGCGCTCATAGATATCAGCCAAATCACTAGCGCCGTCTATGATCGAATCTGTCCAATGCGCAGGCTTTGTTTGTTTAGGGGGAGTTGTCTGGATTTCCGCTTTGATATCCGCAACAGTACGCACTGTTTCATCAGGGCTCCCTTGGATATTCTTCCCTACGATCGCTGTAAGCTTCCGTAATAATAATGTCGAATCTTCTGGCGACGACGTATTCTCATGGCGAACCATTTCAAAAAAGCCTTCTACACTGCGGGCGATTTGCGCAAACGTGTTGTTGGAACCTCGTTTATAGCTAGCTCGCGTAGGCGAGGTGAAGGCTTTACGCCGCTCTTCAAAATAGGCAGCATCATCCGTTTGTTGTTGGTACTGATCTAAATCCTCACTAGTTATTCCTGCAGCTTCCCAAGCAGCGAACTCAGCTTCCTGCTCAGCCCCCACTCTAAAATCATTGAAAACTTTACCTGCATTATTTTTCTGCTGGTACTGATCTAAATCCTCACTAGTTATTCCTGCAGCTTCCCAAGCAGCGAACTCAGCTTCCTGCTCAGGACTAATTTCCAGCTCAGCAGTCGTAGGTTGCTCGGGAGTAACCTCCGTAGCTGCTATATCTTCAACTGGGGGTTCTTGCTGGTACTGATCTAAATCCTCACTAGTTATTCCTGCAGCTTCCCAAGCAGCGAACTCAGCTTCCTGCTCAGGACTAATTTCCAGCTCAGGTACTTCAGCAGTATCACCAGCGTCTGCTGCATATACTTGCTGGGCGAACCCCATAGCCTCTGGGCTTAACGTCCCTTCAAGTTCTGGCAGAGTTGCGCCTAACTCCTTAGCCTGAATAATCTGATCTATTACCGTCGTCCGACCTTCGGCAGATGTGATCAACTCATCCCCAATATTTAAGTTAGTGGAGTCCAGCTCATTTAACTCACTGAGCTCCTCGGGAGAAATCCCCAGTTGTTTAGCGATTTTGCCTAGGGAATCCCCAGCCCCCACCTTATATTTATTTGCCTTATCGTAGGCTGAGCTCGGGAGGTAAGAGCGGTTAAGCTTAGGGTTTTGTCTGGCGCCTGCAATAACTTCAGAGATTAGCATGAGTTATTTATTCTCCTTTGCCGTTTTCAGATGGTTTGCAATAAGCCTATCGTAGTTAGCGTCATCTATTTTTCTATTCTTCGCGTTCCGCTGACGTAAGCGAAAAGCTGCCTTCTTTTCTGGAGTTATGGATGCTTGACTAAGTACTTCTTGTTTATCCTTATTAAGTCCACTACCGAATTTAATTACCCCGTCCGGTGAGTTGCTCGAAGCGGGGTCAGTTGCTTTCCCGACGTGCTTCTGTATCCATTTCAGCGTGGCATGTGGTATCTCTGTAGTCAGATCAACCCATTCTCCAACTGTACCTTCGCCAGAAGCATCCCTAAACGCCACTTTTTGGCCATTCGAAGATAGCACCAACTGCTGCGCGAGATCCTCTACATCAGCATTTATGCCAGGTGTTTCGTTATCCAACCCCCATATGTGCTCTTCCCAGAAGGATGGAAGATCTGTGCGCTCCCGTAATACTGAGAGTACGGATTTTTGGACGCCCTGATCATATTCACGCTTAAGCCGTTCATATCCAGGAGTGCCTTTAAGAGATTCCAGCTGACTTTCCGTAGCCATGATCTGTGATGTCGAAGAATTGTCATTCGTATAAATACTGCTTAGGCTTTTCCTCCTACTTGCCTGATCTAGGCGATACTGCCTATTATTTTCACGCGTATCGGATAAGTCCGCTGCTGTTTTCACAGCGGTTGCTCTCGTCTTAGCTGCTGTAACCGTCGCGCCTGCTGTAATACCGTCCGCTAGAACTTTTGCCTTGGCCTGTGTCTTAGCGGCAAACTGGTTTCGCGCTCCGGTAACACCCCGTGCTAGTTGTGAGTTCGTAGATAAGGCGGTCTGCGCAGCTAGTCGTTCAGCATCAGATTTTGTCCCAGCATCGGCTCGATATTGTTGAGCTTTTGCTATCGCCTGATCCATTTTCATTGGAGGATCAGTCGCCAGCCGGTTATTGTTATAACGATCCATAATACGTCCAGCAAGGCCTAGATCCACATCATCCTGCGTAGCTAAGTCATGCAGGCCCGCGCCGAGATACTTTTCCACGTCAGATGCGTAAAGTCGCTCAACGCGATCATTTGGGTCGCTGGACTTATTCTCTGTCATGGGGAGTTTTTCCCCGGTGAAATAGTTATAAGCCCCTATCCCTAAATCCGCTACGCCACCTAAGTCGTCTAAAAAAGTATCGTCTTTACCTTTACCAGTGAAGGAAGCTACGAGATAATCCTCGTTATACTTATCCGCTTGCTCCGCAGTCATGCCATATTTAGTCATTAGGGCTTCTTTATCTTCATACCCTTCAAGCGACTTCGTATTCACATAATCTAGGTTGAATGGTAACCCATAATCTTTATTAAAACCTTTACGTCCTTTTGCTATCTTCCGCATTAGCCGTTCATCGTTATTTAACGCTGATACTGCTAGTTGACGGTATTGCGGATCTGCAAGAAGTTCACGCCTATGTTCCGACCTAGACATCTCTGGATTCTTTCGCCGCCTAGCCGCCAACATGTTTTCAGCATCACTCATGTGTCTGTTTAGGTTTTGGCTGCTTAAAGATTTCTGGTCTGCTGCCTCTGTCCGTAGACGCCCACGCTGTTCAACATCGAAACGCTCTTGGTCTCGTTCAGCTGCAAGATCCAATCGGCGGTTGCTTTTTTGGTTCTGCAGAAACTGTAAAACATCAAACTCTGCCATTATTTGGCTCCTTTCAGGTCACGTACCTGCGTAGATAATTCTTGGACTGCACCCAACAAGATACCGATCATGTTATATGCGTTAAGTGCTTTATGATCTTCTGTTGCTATGATGTCTGGGGCATCCTCGGCTATTAGGCCTACATGAGTGCCTGGAAGGGCATCTATGCCTTCTTTATATGTAAACTGGACTAAGTCCAAGCCTTCCACGGTATCTAACGCCTTAGATGGGTCATAGGCCTTAATATCGTCTTTGTATTCTCTGGAGCTCAGCATCACTAGCATGGCTGCTGCTGCCATCGCTGTTTGTTTATCACTTGCGGCTTTTTGGGCTAGTGCTCCTTGGTGTGCCTCCTCCCTAGCGTTCGCATTCTGCGCCGCCCCACCGAGATTTGATTGGGCCTGCCCAACCAAATTTGTGCGGATATTTGCGAGGTCTGATAACGCCCCTACACGGAAATCTTTAGCCCGACTTCGAGTATTGGATGCTATATCAGCTTGCGTGCTAGCAAGCCCCAGCGCCTGTTTTTTATTTCGCGCCATGAACTGATCCCGGGTTAGTGTGGTTCCATAGCGTCCTAGTCCTCGGTTAAATGACCCCTCCGATTGGGCTGCTGCATCCGTAGCGTCTTGTAGTCCGGCACTTAGGTCTGGCCCTTGTGAGGCTGTTTTTAGGAGGCTCTGTAGGTCATTGTTAGATGCTACCCTACCGAATTCTTTAGTATTTAAACCTATTAAACTATTTGCGGCTTCGTTATCATTAAAACTCATAGTTATTTACCCCAGAAGTCAGGGCTAGAGATTTGGGAGTAGTTACCGCCGGTTGAGCTGCTCCCTAAGCCGCCGCCGTTTGAGCTCCTACCACCCATCGCTGCCAAACTCTGCTCGTGCCTTTTCGTCGCGAGTTTATTTGCTCTATAGTCTTGGACTCCACTATAGCCTATAGCCCCTAACCCCATCACCATATTCATAGTATCCGCAGATGCTTTCTGCTCCCGCGCCTGTGCAGCTATCATATTCTGGGTCTCCATACTTGCAAGAGCATTGTTAGATTGTCCCGCTTGTGAAGTGGCCCCCAAGCTGTATTTCGCCGCATCAATGTTGCCTTGGAATTTGCTATATCCTTGGGCTTGTCTTGTAGCAGCCAAACCCGTAGCGAACTCACCAGAGGCATTATTAGGCATGGCTAACGAGCGGTTGCCACCGCTAACATATTGCTGCGCACCATACCCACCCCCCGCAGATACCATCTGGTTGTAGTCTGCACCTTGTAACTTTTGGATCTCCGCTGTTCTGTCTTCCGTGGCGGCGGCTTGTACCATCCCAGGAACAGCGTCATATATTTCCGCTTTGTTGGCAAACGCCCCACCTATAGCGCGTTGTTGCGCTTCCTGTGCGCCTTCCGTTTGTTTTTTTGGTGATGATCCGATACACATTAGTACTCTCCTAAATATTGTTGGTAGCTTTCATTACCATATAGTTCTTGGCGTATTTCGAGGCTGATAGATCTAGCCCATTCGTCGCCGCCAACGAGTCGCGCACAAGTGATGATAATTGATCCGATATTACTGCGTAAGGCATACGCCACTTCATTTGGGCCGTCAGCTTTTTCCATAGCATTGGAGTCCAGCCATTCGTAAATGTGTGTGTGTATTATTGGGATCAATTCAGTCAAGTGTTGGCGATAGAATTCATTTCGGGGTAGCCCGATGATTGCCGTGATAAAGGCTCGATTTATGTCTTTATCACTAACGGGGGAGTCCTTGTCGATTAAGTCGTCCCAAACATGGGAGATGTCCCACAACATAGTACATAGCTGCATAGCGGTTGTGTCCCCATGCAGCCATTTATACATAAGCGTAGGGTTCAATTAGATACCCCCATACCTAACTACGCGCTTAGGGCGAACACGACCGTTGTTATTTTTATCCAAAGCAACGCGTGCTTCCTGACTATAGAGTTGCGCATAGATTGCCCCTTGGTTAGGGTCACTCCAGGCTTTCCCAATCATCATTAATATAGCTGCCAATGTCCCATAAATAAGAGCATGGTAATTGTCGTTAAATATAACGGAGTCTATTTTCGTAGCGTCTAGGGTAGGGTAGATTGCCACCCTAATCTGCAAGGCCTGCTTTACTGTTGCTGCAGGTTGCGGATACACCGTGAATGTATCTGGAGATAGTTGGACGTAGTGTGTTGGATCACCTATAGTGGAACGCCATTCAGCATCCTTAACCAACAATTGCGCCTCTGTCGCGGGGATAAGTTCCTTATCGACATTGGTTATTGATAATATCTCAGCTACCGCTGTTTTCGAAGGCACTTCGATCTCATAGGTAGATGTCTTTTTTATCAAGGCTGTAGGATCTAAATCCACGCGCCAAGATAATGTGTCCTTGAAGAACGTCATCGCCACTTCTTTAAAACGGCTCTCTATGAAGAAGTCAGGGCAATCAGGGATTTCTCCCTGAATACGTGCGGTTATCGTACTGAACGAAGTGTCAGCCATGAGAAATTACCTTACTGTGGTAGTTTTGCCGATTGCGGCTCGGCGCGCATTTCAGCCTGTTCTTTTAGGCCTAACGACTGCATGAACGATTGGTATGATGCTGCAGCGCGCTGAGTATTAGCAGCGTACTCTGCGTCCTTAGAATATGCCCTATATAGGATATAGTCGAAGATAGCATTAGCGTAGATATCATCTAACTTAATAGTCTGAGAATTTGCTGTTAATGCCGCTGGCGCAGAGGCATATACTAAGTCTATATATCCGGCCCCAGTATTAGGGGGGTATACAAAAAATTGTTTGGGGTTACGTGGATCGAATGTGTAGAACTTCGCATAAACTGTTTTAGTTATGCTATGCCAACCCGGTATCTGAGCATCTAAGATCTCACGAGCCACTTCACGCACTACGTCAGATACTGCTATGCCAGCTGATGTGACGTTATTAGTTATATCGACTAGTGTAATGCCTAATGCGGGCAATGTTTGTTTAGTGCCAGCAGTTAAATTAAATGTAGCGCTAGTTGTGTATGAATCGGGTTTAAGGAGTACGACCTCACGCTGGGCATCATTTAACCACCCAAGCAGTTCGGATTCCGTCCAACGAACGGCGCTGTCATCTTGGAGGATGATCTGCACACGATCTATAATATTCTGGGCTGTTATTGTAGCCATAATGTTCCTATAATATAGGGTGCTCCCCCCGAAGGGGGAGCGGGTTTTCCTACGAGCAGCCCTCCCACCCGAGAGCTGCTATAGTAGAAGGGGTTTTACTCAGACAGATCAATAGTCATAACACCGTGATCAATCAGAGCTGAACCGCCTGCCTGACCGAATACGGCTTTCTTCATACCGAAGATTTTTGATACTGAAATACCTGATTGGTTCTCGTAGTCATAGTTGTCTTCAACCCACATTGGTGAGCCGATGTCAGCCATAGCCATTGATTGAGCTCCGCAGAATAATGCACGGGCTTTACCAGCTTTGCTGTAAACATGACGAAATTCGTGAACCATCACACCATCCACTAAGTAACTTGCGCTACCTGCAAATAATGGGTTAGTACCACCACGAACACCAGCATTACGGACGTTAGCTAGGAAGTCAGCATCTAGTTTCAACTCAGCCATTGCTTGCGGAGTTAAGAACATGTGATACATTTCCTGACCTGCAGTACCTTTAACACCACGTAAGTAGTTGTCTTTGGCAATAGCACGAGCTTCCACAATCATTTTATATGATGCTTTACCTGTGCCTGCAGTAGATGGTGTAG